TGTCCAACACGCCATTAGTAAATTTGCGTAGGCGGTTGGTGTCCGTTGCCTGTGTGGTGTCTACGTCAAGCACATGATGGGTCCAGGCTCCGTAATCACGATAAACTGCATTTGTTTGAAACGCTGTTGTAATAGTGCCATTCCAGCGCAAACGATATTCATTTGAAGTCTCGTATAGAAAATACATGGCGGGGGTATGGAAAGTGGCGTAAGTATCACCTGTGCCTAACTTCTTTTCCCACCAGGATATAACAGCTTTTTTATTACTAGTCCCAGCCCCACCGAAGGTCTTGACTAAGGTATCTGACCCCGGCTCAAACCACACAGCGTTTTCGACGGTGTAGCCACCCGCCCTATTTGGGAAAGATCCGAAACCCAATACTTGGTAACCGAATGTCATATACTAGCGCTCCCTATTAAGTATCGGTATGCGTATCAGTTGTATAGAATATTTTAATACCAAGGAGTCTAGCATCGCCTGTTTGAGCATCAGCAGAAATATCCCGATTTATTTGGAAGAAACATAATTCTCCTGCGGCGGGAGAACCCGCAACAGTAACAGCCCCGCTCGTAGCTGATACCATTAAATCGTTAGAAGTTCCGCTATGTGCCAGTGCCGTAGTGGCTATGAGTGTTCCAAATACTGCGTTAATTGTATCATCGCTAGCCATCGCAACACCGCCTAGTTGCCAAGCCACGGTTCCTGTATTAGTTCCTGTTACTGTCCAATAAGGTTGGTAGGTAATCGTACCTTCGTTCCAAGACTTTGGCATGGCAATAGCAAACTGGGCAAACTCATCAGAATCTGGGTCAAAATCTAAGCATTTTAAATCAGGACGTAATGCCGTAGTTTCTACTTGAGCTAGGGCCGCGCAACCATTAGTCGTACTAGGATACATTGCTGCCGCTGGAACCCAAATAGTGTTTAATTTTGCCGTTGCGGGAGTCCAAGATATCATACGAACTACATTGGCAGCGGTGGAATAAAATACTCCAACGTCTCCTGCCGCTGTAGTTATATTTGTTCCATTTAATAGATCAAGGGTTCCGGCACCGTGCGTCATGGTTAGGATGCCATCGAACTGAAGAACAAATAATCGCTCGGCAGCTACGGTAAAGGCACTGAATCCAGTCGTGCCAGTAACATCAAACATATGCCCATCGGTATCTATTACCGTAGGAGAGGCTGATGAAATATCACCACCCTTTTCATAAGTTATCTGTCCCGTAGTATTCAGTAAAGGGCTTGTCGCGTAGGTATTAGTTCCGTCACAGAAGACATTAACAATATGCCCCGTTGGAACAGTAACCACCACGTTGCCTGAAATACCAAAGGTTATGTCATATGTAGTGACGGCATTCCAAACAGTGTAATGTTTAGTTCGTGCTGGTATTGCTATAAGTCGCGCTGCTCCTGGCGTTCCAGTACATTTAATAAATGATAGATGGGATTCAGAAGTTGTGGTAGAATTTTCGAGATACTGTGTATCGTCTAAGGTGTAGGTACTGCCAGCAACTGTGATTGCCCGATACCCAGCTATAGCCTCTTCAATGCGGGACATGGCCGTGTTGGCCTTGGTTCCCCAAGTCGCGCTATTTTCACCCGTTGCCTGTTTCTCAAATTTAATGAGATCAGATGCTGTTGAAACCATTATTCATCTCCTTACGCGATACGGATAAGCGCGTTGCTCGCATCCGCCGCAGGGAACACAATCGTGAACGTTCCCGTGGTCACGGTGAAGTCACCACCGAATGCGATAACAGCTACCGCCTTGTTGCTGGCTGACGAGTTATAAATCAAAGCCCCGTTAGCTGTGAAACTCGACGATGTCCAACTGGGGTCCGCAAAATCAGCGAAGGCCGTGGTTCCACTTGTGGTGATTGCTGCGCTGGTAAGCGTGGCCCCGCCCGCAGTGTAACCCGTGCCGCTGATTTCATTCGTTGCTGAATAGGCCGTGGTTGTCGCGGCCAGCGTGGCAGAGCTGGTATAAAGTGCGATCTTGAACGTGTCCGTGTTCAGATCATGTTCTTTGTTCAAAAGCTCCAATTTGAACGAAGTCGGCATTGCTTGCGTGATCGCCATATCAGGCTCCTACTGTGTTTTCGTTTCCAAGGTTGCGACCCATTTCGTTCTGTAGGCTCTGTAAGGCTTGAGCATAACGGGCCGTCCACTCTGCTGCTGCCTCGGGATGTTTTAAAAATGCAGTTGCCTCAACCATTGCGGCAAACAATAGCACATCTTCCACATTGCTTGATAACCATGTTGTTGTATTTCCGCTACTCAGGCCCGTGGGCTGTTCGTGTGCCCAAATGGTGTATGAGTAGTTACTGTCTGGCGTGGGGCCAACCAGTAGGGTCGTGTCGTCCTTTTCAGCGTAATATTTTGGTTGTCCTTCAGTCGCGGCGTTTGGATACACGTCCTTCAGGTAGCTGTCCAGTCGCTGTTGGAGGAACACTTCGGAACTTGAAACTGTAATACTAAAGCTGCGGATGGTCCGCTTACCTGAAGGCATTGTAAGCGTTGACGTAGACGCGGTGAGCGTCCCCGTGTTTTCAGCTCGAAAAACAGGGAGGAACGGTGTCTCACGAAAGATGCGCTCTTCAGCCCGGAGGATGAAGCCGTCTATCTCAGTCGTGAATTCAGTATCGTCGTTTTCCGCGAAGTCCTGAATGTCCTGTGTGAGGCTGGCGTATGTGCTCATCTAATTGCCCCACTCATTTGCGCCCCAAGCATCGCTGCCCCAGACGCTGGAGTCGATGTCCAAGGTGACGGTGCCGATGGCACCCGTGCCCGCAACACCGCTAGGTAGGTCTGCGGCCTGCGGGGCCTCGTTGCCCAAGGCCCCTGTTGCCGACACACCGCTCGGCGTAGCCTGGGCAGTGGGTATTTCGGTACCAATAGCACCCGTGCCCGCAACACCGCTAGGTACCGCTGTAGCCGACCCCGTAACCGTACCAATAGCACCCGTGGCAGAGATCCCCGAGGGCGTAGCCTGGGCAGTGGGTATTTCGGTACCAATAGCACCCGTGGCAGAGATCCCCGTGACTTCTGGCGCGACCGCAACGGTAATGCTGACCGTACCGAGAGCCGTTGTGCCTGCGCTGCCCAAGCTACCCGCAATTCCAGCCGTGACATTCCCGGTGGCCTGATCCAGTTCATTGCCGATAATACCTGTGGACCCAACACCCCGGCGAAGAACAACCTTCGTAAGGTCTCCATCATCATTAGGGCGGGGGTTTCTAAGCGCTTCTGCATCAACCACGCTACGAGGTTCAAGCTGCGGATGTTTGGGTTCCCAATCGTCTTTGTGAACCCTGTGGCCGGTCCACTCTTTTCGGAGATCTTTGTATGGGACCTCGAAACCAGATCGGTCGTCCATTGCCTTGGATTTAAGGCCCCGTGCAAAACTTCGTTTTCTATGAGCTGCCATATCACGCCGGTACTATCCTTAATGAAGCCTTTTCCCTTTCGTCCGTAGACGCATGATCAAAGGCTTTATCTGCCAAGGGCTCAAGCACTTGTAGCATCTCTGGCTTTTTCTTTAAAGCGAGCTTTGCCGCCAGACCTGCACAAAGAGCCTCTGTCCACCGATAGGGTATATCAGCATCCTCGCCAGCGGTAGTGATATCTTCCATTTGCTTCATTTGCCAGAAACGAAGAACATCGGTTGAATTTTCAGGGGTCTGCCAAACATAAATAGTTGGCGTGTATTGCCGGTCCAGCATCCAGGAGGTGGGGCGTCCTTGCGTGGTCTTATTGGGAAGCTCGTGATATTCCGTAACACTGATTCTTTCCATTACGGTGTCTGTGGTGTCCCGGCGCAGTACCATCGTGAAGATGTCCAGAACACCGGCATCCAGGGCATAACTGGAAGTCCCTTGTGTAACTGTTTGTGTGTCTTCAACCATGGTCCAGTAGTTGATGCCCCGTGTGGACCAGTCGGCGAATAAAAGGTTCAGGCTGCGTCTCGCGCTTTCGGCGTCATATTGCGTGAGCATACTAGGGCGGATCCCGCAGCGCTCATACGACTCCACGACCATTTCCTCCACCGTGAGCCGAAATGTAAATGTTCCGCTAGTTGCCATTACAGTTCCTTACTCATTGCGCCGTCACCCACTGCTTATTTACGCTACCAGTTTCTTCATGGCTTCGACCTTGTCGTCGGCTTCGCGGCGGATCTTAAGGGCCTGCTGCCGGTATTTCTCAGCGGCCTTCATGTCTTTGGTGATTTCCTTGTCCGCAGCTTCCTGGGCCTCTTCCATACGTTTACGCTCACCAGCAAGATTAGACTCGCGACGGGCGATTTCCTTTTCCCGTGCAGCAAGCTCTGCTGTCTTGGCTTTAGCAGCTTCTTCCAGTTCCGAGACCTCAACTTCACGGTTTTTAAACGTGGCCGTCTTAGCTTCGCGGTCCTTAGTGAGCCTGTTCTCACTGGCTAGAATCTTGGCTGCTTTTTCATCCAAGGCTTTTAGCGAAGCTGTGATTTCGTCGCGTTCCTTCAGGATTTTGGCCTCGTAGGACGCTTGGGAACTGTCAACTTCTTTTTGACGCTTCCCCAGCTTACGGAATGCTGACTCCATATCGGAAAGGGCTGTTTTCACTTTGGCGGGACTCCCGAGCATTTCCAATAACTCAAGGAGAGTATATTCCCCGTCAATGTCTGAATTTATCGTCAGTTTATTGGAAAGTCCCATTATCAGTTACCACTCTGGACTATGCGGAGCGTGGCGCTACCGCTGGTGAAGGCCGTCACCGCCAGTCTACACGCTACAGGGGGGTTTGTGTAGTTGCCGTCAAAATCGGCAGTCTTACCTGTAATGGTGTCGTGAGTGTGGACCGTGGCATCATCTTCAGCAAAACTGTCCGTTAGCACATTATTAAACGTGTGCTGCACCGCGCACGTTAAAGAACCGCTGACAATATCTAAGCCAAGTCCTACGTTAAAGTCGTGGCCTCGGTAATTAAGAACGTACCAGTTGGATTCACACAAGCCATTAACACCGGCTGTGACGCCCGTGGCGTCAGCCGTACCGGTAATGCTGGTAACTGTAGCGAAGTTCTTTGTGCCTGCTACAATCGTCGCATTAGGCCCAGCCAGCGTCTCTGTCATGGCTGCGCCATACCTATCCGTGCCAACAACGGTGAATGTTTCACCGGTCTCGTTGGAAGTGGTGGTGATGGTGACGTGCTGGGGATTGGCTGAAAGATCTAGCACCCCATCTAATTGAAGTGCCCACGGAGTTGTAATAGATTCTGTGGTAGAAATGTAGTCTACATCAGCAGCTACGGGGGCGAGAGTGATGGCCTTTGCTTTGGGCATCTTTATATCCTCTTCAATGTTTCATAAAATAACCGGGCACCATCTGGGTCGTTTATACGGCGAGATCAATCAACTCTGCCGCCCGGTTATGTGATCTCCTTAACGCTCCATCGCTACGAAAATGTAATCGATGTCGGCAGTTTCTGCACCGGCAGCGCCGTTGAGGTAGCCGAAACCTACGGCCATCTCTGCGCCCGGAACGGTGATGCTGTTCATGGTTTGAACATGCACATCATCAGCGAACAGTTTGATCGTGGTTATGCCATCGTAATACGCGCCGAGAGTGACAAACGTATCATCCGAAAGCGTAGCAACAGTACCACTGTCCGAGTCTGTGGAGTTATCGTCGTTGTTAAAGTAACAAGCCGCCGCGCCGTCAACCGACTCAAACAGAAAGCGCATCGTGGCGTCCTGCGGCGTGGTATCAGTGGAGTGCAAGCCTACGACCCAATCCGACTGGATGGCGTCACCAACCGAAATGCGAGTCTTCATCCAGGTTTTCTTGCCAGAAGCCAGGAGGAAAGTTTCGCCGATAGTCTGTGCGAAGATACCATCGTCTTCGTTAGCGGCGGTCGTAATACGGGCGAGGCCATTGGCCGCGTCAGGAGTTGAAATAACCGAGGTGCCCGTTCCGGCGCTGGTGGCTGTAATGGTCCACTCTGTCGAAAAGGGCTCATGAATAAAGTCGTCCCAGAAAGTGACGTACTTCGTGGGGTCGAGCTGGCCCATACCTTCAAGGGAGGAACCACGGACGGCGTTGGTAATGCCGTTTTGATAGTGAGAAGTCATTGAATAGTCTCCTTAAAGACCAGGGCCGTAGCCCCATTCAAGTGATTTTGCCGGAGGCGACCCTCCTACCTAAAGCTGGGGGCCAAAGGTAAGAGGGTCTAATCCGGCGCTGTTAGCAGGGAGGACTTACGCGCCAGGACTTCCGTATATACCGCGCCAGTCAGTCCAGCCGAAGCTGTACCGCTCTGAACACTTGTATCGGATGTTCCCGGTTTCGAAGTCACCCTCCATGCCCTTTTTCATCGCACGGCGCTGGAACATTTTCATGCCGTCAGGGACGTCAGTCTTAACGAACCATGCGTCGGTGTCGGTGAGGCGTTGAACGACCTTAACACCGTCCGGCAGCATACCCATGCTGCGGTTGGCATTGATATCGTTCTCGGCCGTCGCAGACCGAAGGTTGGAGTTTAGAACCCGTTCCGCATCAAACGCCAACGCTGTCGGAATGATCAGGCACTGGCCCATGGCTGCGATTGGAATACCGCGATCATCGTCCATGTTGGAGATATTGATGAGAATTTGCTCAAGCGACGTTTCCGTGAAGTCAGCCGCAGTGGCCAGCTCGTTGGATTGGTTGCCGTTGCTTGTCGGGTGAGCCGTGGAGAGCATCTCTACGCCGTCACCACCCGTGTACGAGGAGTTAAAGCCCCGGTTCAGGATGTTGGCTGCGTTGATTTCCTTGGTGTGAACCATGGAACGGGCGAGAGCCTTGACGTACTTTTTGCCGAGAGAACCATACAGGCCGTCTTCTTCGGCTTCTTCCGTGATGGAAAAGGCCAAAGCGACCGTGTCGTGGTTATAACGAGCTGTGTACTGCTCCGAAGCTGAGTCATAGGCGACTGCCGCACCTTCCGCTTTCGTAGCGGCGGCACCGAAGCCCTCCATGAGAACATCTTCTTCAAAGGCTTTTTCCGAGGTGTTGGATTCAAAAACAGACTTCCATTGCTGGGGGTACTGTTTATATTCCATGCCGAACAGAGCGTTGAGTCCCGGTTCAAGCTGCTTCGCAAAGAGTGCGCGATTCATAGCCATTTTTCAGGACTCCCTTATACGCCTGGAGTGCCATCAGCATCAATGTGCTGATTGTACTCATGTTCAAGGGCATGAACTTCAAGATTGACATTAGTTCCCCAGTCATTGTCGGGGGTGGCAATCCTACCAAGCACCCGGAAGGCGGCGACGCCCGTTCCCGTAGTGCCATTGAGTTCATGACCAGAGTTACCGGTATTCGTGCTGCCAGCTCCAGCAACATGATCACCGAGATTTCCGACATCTGCAGCAACCGTGCTACCTGCCGACTGAACACCAAACACGGTATTCGGATCGTCATACACACGAGCCTTGATGTTGGTCGCGACTGTACTGGCGGGCCAGTATTGACTGAAAACGACGTTGCCATTGGCGTCGGTGTATTCCACACCGTCAAATACGCCAACAAAACGGTTTCCAGCCGCAGCAGCTTCGATCGTGCCAGCAGCAACGAGCTTTACAAGGTCGCCCTTGAAAATATTCGTTGCGTATGCGCTGGTGATTCCATACTCATTGGAACGATTGGTACCGCCCGACAGGTGTCGGACGGGCCAAAAGCCCCGAGCAGCATCAGCATTC